CTGGGTGAGATCCGTAGTGAGGAAAAGTAGTTTCGCCCACTCCTTCTTCTGCTTGTTATCCAACTCTTGTGTCATGAAAAATCTCTGTTTTACACCCCAAAGGTAAGCTCTTCACCCGAACGGAGCGAATCGTGGATAAATGGTCTGCATGTAAAGTGCAATTAAAGCGTAATAAATTGTAAAACAATACAATATAATTTGCAAGACGGGTGTTTTCAATCCAATTTTGCCGAAAAATGATGGCTTTTATGAAACGATTTACATTCGTGTTGCACGACGAGACGGTCAATACCTACGGGTTCCGTATGCTCACCAGCGGCGCTAATCTCGAGGAGTTCCGTAAGAACCCCGTGATCCTGCTCAACCATAAGGACTGGGAGCTTCCGATCGGTCGTTGGGAGAACATCCGTATTGAAGGTACGCAGATCCTTGCCGATGCCCTCTTCGACGAGAAGGATGACGAGGCGGTGAAGATTGCCGACAAGGTCGAAGGCGGATTCCTGCGCATGGCTTCTATGGGAGCCTGGCCTCCCGAAGAGGTGAGTGACGCCGCAGAGTTGAAACTTCCCGGGCAGACGCTTCCGACCGTGACGCGCTGGACAGCCCGTGAAGCGTCCATTGTCACGATCGGGGCCAATCATAATGCCCTGGTGCTTTTCGACCGTCAAACGGGAAAACCTCTCGATCTCACGGATGCTTCGACTGTCATCCGGCTTATGGACAGGCTCAATCACTCAAAAATCGATTCGAATATGAACAAGACTTTGAAGGAAGTCCTCAAGTTGCAGGACTCAGCACAGGATGCCGAGGTTATCGGCGCTGTGAACCGGCTGATCGAAAACAACGACCGGCTAACACGTGAAAATCAGGAACTCAGAGATGCTGCAGCGCGTGCGGAGTCCGAGCACAAGGAGATCCGGAAGTCCGAGGCGATTCGCCTCGTGGATGCAGCCATTGCCGACGGAAGGATCAATACCGCAGGCAAGGAGGCTTATCTGAAACTCTTTGATACGGATTTCGAGAGTGCCAAAGCCACCCTCGAAGCCATTCCGCACCGCAAATCCGTCACAGCGCTTATCCGTGAGGGTGAACGACGGCAGTCGGTCGAACTCTCCGACCTTGTAAACAAGTCGTGGGAAGAACTCGATAAGGCAGGGCGCCTTGTTGAACTCAGGGACAAGGCGCCGGAACTCTTCCGTGAGAAGTTCAAAGCGGCCTTCGGTACCGAACCTAACATGTAGAACTCATCAAAAACAAAAAACATTATGGCTATTCAAAAAGAAATCTGGGAGAAATCGATCGTCGAAGGTCTGTTCGCTCCCAACAGCTTCCTTTCGAAAGCGTTCAACGCCGACGAGTATGTCGAAGCGGGAAAGATCGTGCATATCCCGCAGGCAGGTGCCGCTTCGAAAGTCGAGAAGAACCGAACGTCATTACCCGCAACGGTAAAGCAGCGTACCGACACGGACAAAACTTTCGAGCTGGCTGCTTTCACGACGGATCCCGTTTTGATCCCCGATGCCGACAAGGTCGAGCTGTCGTACAACAAACGCGAGTCCGTATTACGGCAGGACAAGCTCGCCCTGCATGAGGCTGTGGCCAAGGATTTTCTGTTCGCCTGGAGTCCTGCCTCGGATCGTGTGATCGAAACCACGGGGGCACCGGTGGATGCTTACACACCTTCGGCGACAGGCAGGCGAAAAGGGCTTTGCAGGGCGGATATTCTGACGCTGATGACGAAATTCAACAGCGAGAACATTCCCCAGGAGGGCCGCTACCTGCTGCTCGATGCGCAGATGTACGCACAGCTGTTGAGCGATCTCACTGCCAATGAGAACTCCGCATTCCTCGCCTCGGCGGATGCCCAGAACGGCATCATCGGAAAACTCTTCTCGTTCAACGTCATGATGCGTTCACAAGCTACGCTCTACACTGCGGATAAAGCTCCGAAGCGGTGGGGCGAAAGCGGTGCCGCCACGGACCTGGCCGCAGCCCTTGCCTGGCACGATCAGTCCGTATGCCGCGCCTTGGGCGAAGTCAAGGCTTTTGAGCAGGAGAAAGCGCCCGACTATTATGGGGATGTCTACTCTTTCCTCGTACGTGCCGGAGGCAGCATCATGCGCGGCGATAATGCAGGTGTAATGGCCCTGGTCGGCACCGCAACCGAGTAAGCCATGAAACCGACGGATTTCAAGCGCACCTATTATCCGACAATCGAGCGGGTCTGCGCCGAAACAGGGTTGAATCCTCTGTTTGTTGCGGCGCAGGCCGCCCTCGAAAGCGGATGGGGCGATCATGCTATCGGAAATAATCTTTTCGGCATTACGGCCGGAGATAAGTGGACCGGAAAGCGGCGAACCGAACGGACCTTCGAATACTTTTCGGATGACCGGCAGAGCGGACGATTCGAGAAGGTTTATTCGATCACCCGGACTTCGGATGGACGCTACCGTTACGAGGTCGATCGCAAGTTCCGCGACTACGACACGCCGGAGGAGGGCATCCGCGACCATGCGAAGGTCCTTTCCGCCAAACGCTACGCAGTAGCCTGGGCGTATCGTAACGACATAACACGTTTCGCTTATGAGATCGCCAAGGCCGGGTACTGTACGGCAGAACCCGCAGCCTACGCGGATTTGATCTCGAAGATTGCACGCATGATCGAACGGGCGTAAACTAACTTTCAAAAACCGATTGAACGATGGACAGCATTTGGATGCAGATACTCGCTTTCGCACTTCCCGGGGGATTCCTCGGCAGCGTTTTCACCTGGATCTTCTCGCGCCGCAAACAGAACAACGATTTTCTCAAAGAGTTGCAGAGTTCGATCAACCTGCTTTCGGGCGAAAACAAGAAGATTCTCGAAGAAAATATCCAACTGCGGCGGGAAAACATCGACCTCAAGGCCAACCAGGAAGAGATGCTCGTACGCATTGACCGGCTGACTAAAGAGGTGGAGCGCCTCCGCAAGACCATCGGAAAACGAAATTCGTATGAAGACAAGACTCTTTTTGCTGCTATCCATCCTGCTGCTGGTAAGTTGCACTGCGACGAAGAAGCTCCTCTCGACAGGGACACAGAACAGGACGGATACCGTGTCGCACATGCAACGCGGCGCACAAAACGCCGTAGAGCAAACCGCACGAGCGGCAATGAACTCTCGATCGGAGGAGACCTCTGTGCTGCGGGCGCTGCGGACGGAGGCGATTCCGCTTCGGACAGCAGCGGTGACGGTGACGGAGGAGAGCCTCCGTAATCTGCCGGAGGGGGCGGCCTATGTTGCCCGTGACGGTCGGCTGACGCTCGAAGCCCGGCGTGACGGGGATACCATCCGCATTTCAGCACGCAGCGATTCGCTTGCCCGACGAGTCGAATATTACAAAGCGACCTCGGCCCGGCAGGACCGATATGCAGATTCTCTGAAGGAGAGTCTGGCAGAAACCCGGGAAGCATACGACCGACTCCTCGAAGTCTCCAGGCATCAATCTTCGGAAACAGCAATACAACAAACGCGGTCCCCGGCCTATCGGGGAAGGTGGATGCTTTTCGGAATCGTTATCGGATGTCTCGGCGGCTGGTGGGCTCATAAAACAAACTTATTTGCAAAACTTTTCAAAACAATTTAATTATGTCTAAACGATCTGTAATTCAAACTAACGACGGCTATCTGATGCTGCTCGACGCTGTCTATTTCAACGGCAGACGCATGGGGAACATTTCGGAAGAGGGCCTTGACTGGGGCGGTGAAGACGCCCAGACCGTCGAACTCTGGGCCGCACAGATTCGGACCAGTCCCGTGCTGGATATCGAAACGCGAGCCGCGACGAATGAGATTACCGGAAAGATGATCGAAATGGTTCCCCAGAACTGCGTCGATCTGATGGGCGGCAAAGTCGCGGGTGAGGAGTGGCAAATGCCCGCCAGCTCGATGCGTGTCGAAGGAGATATGCGCATTCTGACCGGTACGGGTAAGACCGTCAAACTCAAGCGCGTTTCGTTGCGTGCCTCGAAGATTCGCGGCGGCTTGGGCGGCGAAAACGTCCTCGGCATCGAATTCGGACTGAAGGTCCTGGCCCCGCTGGACGGCTCTTCGCCCGGTTCGATTCTGCCGACGGAGCCCTTCATCGAGGCCGACCCGACGTCGCTGACCTTCGAACAGGCAGGCGGCAGCCTCCCGGTCGATATCGAAGCATCGGGTCCGTTCTCGGTAGGTGCTGTGCCCGAAGGCTTCTCGGTGGAAGTCATAAACGGACGCGTCACGGTGATCGCCGAAGCCAATTCCACGGAATCGCCCCGCTCCGGACAACTGGAATTCATCCTGGAGTCCGATCCTGAAACAAAAGCTACCGTATCGCTTTCGCAGCCCAATGCCTAAGCCATGAAACGCAATGTAGAACTGGAGGCAGCGGAAGCTCTGCTCGATGTGGGGATTCTGCTGCCTCTTCTCCGATTCCGCCTGCCCGGAGGCCGGGAGCGGGTGCTGCGCGTAACGATGCGGCGCCCCTGCCTGGGAGGGCAGATGCGCATCGTACGCCACTACCTGAAGCTGGGAATCACGGCCCGGGAATGGGATGCTTTCTCCGAAGACGAGGAGCGTGCCTTTTTCGACCGGCATGCCAAACGCCTTTCGCTGATCCTTGCGCTGACGATATGTCGCGGCTATCTGTCCGGACTCCTGCTGGCCCCCGTGGTGGCCTGGTTGATCCGGTGGAAGGTACCCTCCGAGTACCGGATCGAAGCCCAGCGCTGGTTCCGCAGAATGCGGGGCACGCGGGATTTTACGAGTATTATCGAATCGGCCGAGAGTATCAATCCCTTCCGGTACGAAGCGAGCCGCCCCAAAAGAGCAGGAAAGGGGAGTTAAGAACCGTTTACGAGAGTTCCCATAGCCCCTTCGGAATCGTTTGGCAAATTGCCTCCGCAACAGGATGGTCGGTGCATTACATTCTGTGGAAGGTCAATTTCCAGACACTGGCCATGATGCTGGCCGATGCCCCGCATTATCGAAGCGTCCCGGCCGAATGTACGGAAGCCGGGAGTGCAACGGGAAAAACCGATACCGCACAACTCTTTCAATCGAAACTCAACTTGCAATGAAACCCGTCGAGATAGAATTCCTCGTAAAGAACAATACCCGCCAGGGACTCTCCGGAGTTTCCGGCGGGATTGATGCCGTGGACAAGGATGCCGCGCAGGCGCGAGGCCGTATTCAGGCTTTGAAGGATGAAATTGTGCGACTTCAGAAAGTCATAGCCCAGACGCCGGAAATGGATCAGACGGAAAACATCCGCCAGATAGAAGCATTGCAGCGGCAGCTCCAGGCTTTGCAAGCCGCGACCAAACGCACCGATCTGGTTCCTGCAAGCGCTCCGGCAGCCGTAAGGAGCTATAATAGCCTACATATGGCTATTCAGCAAATAATTCGTGAATCACCGTCGCTGGCAATGGGATTACAGTTGTATTTTCTGGCAGTTTCGAATAATTATCCTATTCTTTGGGATGCAATAGCTCGTACCAGGGCCGAAAATCAGTTATTGGCTGCCAGTGGTGAAAAAACAATTCCTGTATGGCGACAAATACTTTCCTCCGTAGGCTCTTTTCAGACTTTATTGACTGTGGGTATTACTTTGGCAGTTGCGTACGGCAAGGAGATCGGAAACTGGGTGACGAATCTGTTTCGGGGAAAGAAGGCGCTCGACACCGCTCGCATGGCGACTGAACGTTTTCAGAATACGATGCTTGAAGGGGCCCGGAACGCTCAGCAGGAGGTCGTAAAATTGAATCTTCTCTACCGGGCCGCGACGGATAACGCCCGCGCCACAGACGATCGCCGGGAAGCCGTGCGCAAACTCAAAGAGGAGTTTTCGGGTTATTTCAAGAATCTTTCCGACGAGCAAATCATGCTCGGACAAGCGAATGACACTTACAAGGAGCTGATCAAAAACATTTACAAATACGCCAAAGCACAGGCGGCTTTCAAGAGCCTGGTGGATATCGAACAGCAAGAGCTGTTCTTCAATAACATACCGGATATCGAACAATTCCTAAAGGCTAATGACAAATACCTCGAGGCCCAAAAGGATGTTGCTGAAAAACGGAAAACCTACTATGCGAAATCATGGCGTCAACCAGGCTATGATCCCCAAACACGCAAAGATCTCTTACAGGCGAAAGACATTCTGTCAGATGCAGAAGAAAGTGTTTCTTACTGGCAGGAAAGGATTTTTGAAGAGATCAGGAAGAACAAAGGAGGAGAAGAGATTATCGATGAGATAGAGGAGAAATTCGATGGCAACCTCGGGGCATTTCTGCAATTCCTCGCAGAGCAGCGGACGAAATTGGCTGCCGTGGCGGAGCAGGCCCAGTTGCTGGAAAACCCGTCCGGCACGACGACCGATCCCGAACCGACTTCCATCGACCAACTCACAGAACAGTATAAGGCGGCCGTACGTCGCCAACAGCAGAGCCTCGACGACCAGCGGGCCGAGTTGATTGAAAACGAATTCGACCGGGAACGGGAAGCGATCCGCCTCAATTACGAGAAAAACCGTCAGGAATATGAGCGGCAGGAACAACAGACGCTCGCGCTGATTCGCAAACTCCGGGAGTCGGGGGCCGATATCGATTCGAATGCGGAGAAAACCTTTATGGCCGGCACGGCCGCTGCAATAGCCCAAGCTGCGGAAATTCGGGACAGAGAGCTTGCGGATGTCGATAAGAAAGAGGAGGCTTCATACGCCAAGTTGCTGGAGAAGTACGAAACCTACCAGCAGGGGCGTCTGCGAATCGCCCGGAAATACGATCAGGATATTGCCGCTCTTGCCTCAAATCCGGAGGCCCAGCAACTCGCTCGGGAAGCCAAACAAAAAGCGCTCGACGACTTCACGGAACAATTTGCAAGCCAGTTCCCGGAATTCGAAGCCTGGGCCGACCGGGTCGTCACTGCCTCGGTCAAAAAGCTGGAAAGCCTGGTGATCGAAGCTCAGGAAGAGCTGGAGAACCTGCAAAGCGAGACGCCGGATGATGGTAATGCCATCGCCGTTGCGCGGGCCAAACTCCGCAAGGCCGAACAGCAACTGGCGAAAAAACAGAACCAAACGGAACAGGAAACTACCGATACGACTTCCTGGACGGAGCTTCACCGCGTATTGACCGACGTTATCGGCACTTTCAATGAGGTCGGCGATGCCGTCGGGGGAGCCGGAGGAACCATCATCGCCACCGCAGGAGATATCGCCGGCTCTACCCTGCAAATCATCAATGCCGTTCAGGCATACCGGAAAGCTCAAGCCGCATCGAACACGCTCGGCATGGCCTCCGGAATTCTCGGAGGCATATCTGCCGGTATCGGTGCGCTGACCACTATTGTCAATTTGTTCGAGGGCGGTGAAACTTCGATGGAGCGCAACCTTCGTCTGGCCCGCGAGTTCAACGAAGAACTTCGGATCATGAAAGAGCGCAGCCGTATCGACTCCGATGAATTCGACAATATCTTCGGGGATCGGGTGTACGACCGTTACAAGCAAAATATCGATGTAGTGCGCACCTCGCTTGAAGAGCTGGAGAAAGTCCGGGAGAGAATCCTCTCGCGCGGGGAAGAAAAATATCAGTTGCCGGGAGAGTGGCGAGGCGGAGCCGGCACGGGACTTTCGGGGCTGTTCAGGTATGAAAAAACTTGGGAGAACATTGCCGATTCGATCGCCAACATGCAGGTTCAGACACGTCACTCGACCTGGTTCCGCTCGGCAAAATATCAGTCCCTCGGTTCGCTGCTTCCCGAATTATTCACGGATGGCGAAGTCGATATGGACGCGCTCCGGCAATTCGTCGAAGAGGGCGGAGAAACTTTCCAGCACCTGGCACGGGAGAATCAGGAGATGCTCCGCGAAATGGTGGACGACTGGGAAACCTACGAAGAGGCATTGACTGCGGTCCGGGATTATTTGCAGGATATTTTCGGCGATCTGGGCCGTACGCTTACCGATGCTTTGGTGGATGCTTTCGAAAACGGCACCGATGCGGCGGATACTTTTGCCGACAGCGTCGGGCAGGCCCTGCGCTCGCTGGCCAAGGATATGATCTATTCGAGTACGCTCGGTAAGGTATTCGAAGATGCCCAAAAACGCATCGAAGAGGTCATGCAGAGCGACCTTTCCGACGAAGAGCGGTTCGCTCAATGGAGCGAAACGATGAAATCGCTGGTTTCGGATGCCATGGAGCAACAGGACGATTTCAATCGTCTGTGGGAAGAGTTCCGCCGCATTGCAGAAGAGAACGGACTTTCAATCGACGAGGAAGCCGGCACTTCGCAGCAGAGCGGTAAGGCAGGAGCCATTCAGACCGTAACGCAGGATTCGTTCTCCCGCGTCGAAGGACTGGTCACATCGGTACAGATCCATTCCGCGAAGATCGACGAAAACATCGAAGGTATTGTCCCGGTTCTCAAAGGGTCACTCGAAGCGATGAATGCCATCCGGGAAAATACCGAACCGATACCCCAAATCTATGAACTGTTGCAAACCATAAAACGCGACGGATTAAAAGCGATCTGATTATGGCTGAAATACTCGAAGGACTGTTGCTGATCAACCAAACGGATGTATATGCCCGTTTCGGGGCTTTCCTCGCGGAAACCGCTGAAGACAGACACGACAACTACGATTCGCTGCTTGCACCTCCGGCTCTCAAGCAGCAGGCGGAGGTTTCCATTCAGGAGGAGGACGGTGTCCGTATGCCCGATATACTGACGCAGACTTATGAAGCCCGCGATATCACGCTGCGATTCGCCATCGTCGCCTCGAACGATGTTTCGTTCTTCACGCGCTACGCCTCGTTCGTGAAATTTCTCAAGGAGGGCGACGACGGGTGGCTGGCGCTCCATCTGACGGACGTAGGGCTGAAATTCCGGGTTTATATGACCGGATTTTCGGATTATTCACAACTGGCGCCATTCGGAAAGGGAGAGGTCGCAGCGACCTTCTCGGTGAAATTCCGGGAGCCGAAGCCGACATTCGAACTCGCTGCGTCGATCTAAAGGTCACGTTCAAATCTTCAAAAAATGGAACTCAAAATATATTCGAAAGAAGGGAATCTGAAGCTGACGGCCTCTCCCGATAGTAACAGTGCTGCAACCTGCGGCATACAGGAGGAGAGTGTCCTCTCGCTCTCCTTCACGGCCTTCGAATGCGTCACGCTCGAAGTTTACGATTATGCGGACTTCCTCGGACGGCGTTATTGGATTCTCGAACGTTATCAGCCGAAGATGAACTGCGACAGCGAATGGAGCTACTCGGTGCAACTGTCGGGGGTCGAAGGACTCACCACGCAGGTCCTGATGGTCAATCCGGATGATGACGACAATCCGATTCTGACACTCACGGCACCGGCACGCGAACATGCGGCGCTGATTATCGCTAACATGAACCGCAAAATGGGGACGACCGAATGGAAAGTCGGAGAAGTGGTCGTATCGGAGTACATCGATATCGAATATACGGGAAAGTACGCCTCCGATGCTCTTTCGGAACTGTCGTCTGCCGCCGGGACGGAGTGGTGGTTCGACGGGATGACGCTCAACATATCCCGCTGTGAGTTCGGCGAGCCTGTCCCGTTGTCTTACGGCAACGGATTGACCGGAGGAATCGAACGGAGCATGGCCGATGGCGTGAAATTTTTCACTCGGCTCTTCCCGGTAGGCTCCTCCCGCAACATCGATCCGGATCGGTACGGATATGCCCGGCTGCAACTGCCCGACGGGGCGAAGTACGTCGAACAGGATACCCACCTCGGTATCATCGAATATTTCGAGCAGGAAGCGTTCGATGCGATATATCCGCGCCGGATCGGTACGGTCGGTTCCGTACGGTCCGAAGAGCGCACAAGCGATGACGGCTCGCCGTTTACGGTCTGGTATTTCACCGATCCCGACATTCCGTTCGATCCCAATCAATACGAAATAGGCGGCCTCGTCAAACGGGTGACCTTTCAGACCGGAGAGCTTCGCGGACGGGAGTTCGAAGTGAATTACGACTCGGAAAAGAAGGAATTCGAGATCATCACCCAATGGCCCTACGACAACGATATGCAGTTGCCGTCGGAACCGTTGGTCCCGGCTCCCGGGAACGAATACGTGCTCTGGAATATCAGTATGCCGGACAGTTATTATCCTGCGGCCGAACAGGAATTCAAAACTGCGGTAGATACCTTTATGGCCGACAGCCGTAAAGATATATCCGTGTTCCAGGCATCGACGGATTTTACGGTTGTCGATAAAAGAAACCTCGATTTGAAGCCAGGGCAACGGATTCGGCTCGGAAGCGACAAGTTTTTTCCCGATACCGGATATCGCGATATCCGTATCGTCGCGATCAGTCGCTCCGTCGTTCAGCCCGGAAGCATGACTCTTAAAATGAGCGATGTCCTCTCCACAGGCCGTATTTCCCGCATCGAAAATCAGATTTCAGAAGTGACGCAGATAACCCGGCAGGTTTCATCGGAATTTCCTGACATCATTAAATCGTGGGAGGAAACACCGGCGAGCGACACGACGCTCTATTCGTCGCGTAAGAGCGAACGGGAATTTCTGAACAAGCGCCGGGGAGGTACGGTCGAAGGAATCACCCGATTCCTTAAGCGGCAGCAACTCGACGAGGGATTCCGGACAAGCGACTTCGCCAGCGGCATCACCGGCTTCGGTGCACAGATCGACGGACGAGGCGCCGGCGAGCTGGAGAGCCTCTTCATCCGTCGTTTTCTGGAGGTTCCGGAGCTTCGGTACAACCGTGTGGGCATCAGCGTCGGGGATGACTGGAGCGCTCCGGGCGCCGGGGTGATCGAGAGTGTGGACAAGGATCAGAAGCTCGTAACGCTCAAACTCGAAGAGGGCGAGATCGGCGCCGTAGCGGTCGGGGATATATGTATGGGTATCTTCCACGACTTCGACCCGTCGAACAATGCGACGGCAGATTCCGACGACGGCCGGGGCAACTTCTCTTTCTCAGGCTTCGCAACGGTCTATTTCCGTATCACGGAGGTCCTGGGCGACCGCAACGAGCGGTTCCGCTACGGGCTGCGCCCCCTGTCGGCCACCTTTACCAAGCAGATCGATCCGATGGAATCGATGACCTTCGTGGCCTACGGCTCGTTCACGAATCCCGCCCGGTGGAGCTCGCGCTACTCGACGCGCACCTACCAGCGCTATCTTCGCAATGTCAGCGACTGGGAGTTTACGGCCGAGAATATCGCCGCGCAGTTCGGCGACCTTACGAACCTCTCCGTCTTCGGGATCCAGATGTCGGGCTATTCGGCCTATCTGGATAATATCTACCTGCAAGGTATGATCAGCAGCCTGGACAAGAAGGCACTGCTGGACACCCGGAGCAAGCTGTTCCGGCTGGTAGGCGACAACGGCGTCGGCGTGGCATTCACCCCGGAGGCAGGCTGGAAGCAAGGCAAGCTCTACGACCCCGCGACGGGACAGTTCCAGAAGGAGTTCGACATCGAACAGATCGATCAGACGGCCACCGAAGCCCAGGCCACTGCCAATTCCGCCGATCGCAAAGCTCAGCAGGCTAAGGATTACATCGATAACACGCTGCCCGGCGAATTGTCCGAGATCAACAAACGGCTGGACGGTGTCGTGGAAAACTGGTTCTATCCCTATACCCCCTCGCTTTACAATGAACCGGCCCAAACATGGATAGCGGACGGCGAGCAGGAAAACCATATCGGCGACACGTTCACCAATACGCTGCCCGCGAATTTCGACCCGACGGACGCAGGCTGCTGGGAGCAGGGAAGCATCGGTGCATCCTATATCGACGGCATTAAGACCTGGGATCAGATCAAAATCGCCGACAGCACCCGCATCCGGCTCAAAACTCCGGTCGGAGGAATACCCAAAGGCGCCGTACTGTCGGTGGGCGAAGGCTATACGATGGGTTACAATCCGATAGCGTCATCCGGAGCGGTTATAGCAAGTTACGTATGGAGCCAGAGCTATACCGTCGGAAGCGACAATCCCTACATAGCTTTTGTCATCCGCAAAACCGATAATGCCAAAATCACTCCGGCGGAATACCCGCAGATTCACTTCACCATATCGAGCGACGAGACGACGAACCCCGATGCGGGCAAATCGTGGCGGTGGGTAAAAGAAGAGGACGGAACCTATAAATGGACGCCGATCGCCGACAGCGATGCGGTAAAGGCCCTGCAAGAGGCGGCGCGGGCGCAGGACACGGCCGATGCCAAACGTCGTGTATTCGTCGTAACACCGACTACACCCTACGATGTGGGTGACATCTGGACGCAGGGCGAAGGTGGCGACATCATGCGCTGTATCGAATCCCGTGCAACGGGTAATTTCGAGAGCTCGGATTGGGACAAAGCATCTAAATACACCGATGATACGGCAGCCAACGAAGCCAAAGACGAGATTGCTAATCTTCAGTTCGGCGCCCGCAACTATATAGCCCGACAATTCCTCTATGCGTGGAACAGCGCCAAAGAGGGTGTTTCGGACGTGGTGACTTCGGGATCGGACGCAGACGGAGCCTACATGAAGATCGATGCCAACAAAGCGAGCAATGCAGGGGTAGCTATTGCGGCTACGAGCCAGATCGTAAACTGGACGGATTGCTTCGGGGGTAAGATCACCTACAAGGCCGGCATGTCCTATGTCTTCAAGGCACGCATCAAACTGCCGGAAACCAAGACCGGCTGCGTGTTCTGTGCCGTTTATGAAGACGGATACGACATTATATCACGCCCGCCATCTGCTCCATATTCTGATGTGTATGAAGCCGTTTATACGACCAAAGCGGGCAAGTCCTTGCAGAAAATAGTCCTCTATGTCGTCACCTGGAACCCGATCTACCTGTACGATATTCAGCTTACGGAAGGCAACAAGGCCCCCACAGGATATATCACGGCCGAAGAAGATGTGCAGGCGCAGATTGAGCAGGTGAAGCTGGATGTGGACTACATCGCCTCGGATTCAAGCCTGACGCCATCCGACAAACAGCAGGTGGCCAACGAATGGGTGCGCATTCAGGGTGAATACTGGAGTATAATGGCCAGGGCCGACCAATATGGCGTGGACATGGGGTCTTTCCCTGCCTATTTTAAGAGACTCGAAGATTACCTTGCGCCCCTGCTGGCCGATATGAGTACGACATCCGAGATAACCGGCACAGAGTTCAGAGACGTATTTGCCGATTATTATCAATTGAGCGGCAACATGTCGGACTTGATCGACGAAGCGATAGACGAATCCATCAAATCGACAGAGTACCTCAAGCAGGCTATGGAAGACGGAAGTACCGAAGTGAAAGGCGGTCTGGTGATGACCAACGTAATGTTGATGAAAAACATGCAAGGCGAGGTGACGGCCGGCGTGAGCGGCTTGCAGGAAGACGATGTGCCCTTCTGGTCGGGAGCCGACTATACAAACCGGAAAAAAGCCGTGTTCAGAGTGCACGCCGACGGGGAAGTACACGCAACCAAAGGAACCGTCGGAATCCTGCAGGTCAAAAGCGATTCCGTAGAGGTGAGCGATGCAGCCGCAAGCAGAGATAAAATCATACTCACCCCATACAGAATTACGTCCGTATCGCAGGTCCTGGGTGCTTCGAGTGTCCCGGGTGTCGTAGAAACGAAAGAAGTGAGCGCACTGGCTATGGGACAAAGCAATCCTTTTATCCGAAATGTTTACGAATCAAGTCCGCCGTTTACCTGTGGACAGGGAGTACAGATGTCGGCCCGGATTACAGGCCGCATCACAGGCAATGCCGAAGGAGGCGGCGGGGGCGTAAAGATCGAGGTGGTAAACGCTTTGACGGGGAAAGCCGATCCCCTGTACCGAAACAGCACGGCTGAAGCCCAAAACACGAATTTGAATATCGACGAGACGATTTCATATCTTTTCACTGGAGCAGCCCAGAAGTACTACATCCGGATTACGGTCGAAGCATCGGCAGCCGGAAAACTTACGGCCTCTGCAACGATGAATGCCGCCCAATTCAACTTCGTGAAAGACATCCGCAAGAACCTGATCGCTCCCAACGGAGTAGCCGTTGTGAAAGGATCGAGCAACTATGCGGTATTCACGGGAGATATTTTCGAAGTCCTGATCGGAAAAGCCGGATTACGTATTCAAAACGGGTATGTCTATAAGAGAGATACCGACCATACGACCTGGACAAAGATTTGAGAACCGCCATTGGAGACAGTCGTAAATTAATTGAAGAATTTTTAATGGCTGCGATGGACCATGTATGGAATACGTCGGTTGTCGGCAGAAAAGTGAAAGACGAAGTAGACGGTCAGCATCGAATCTGACAAATAAAGTCCTTCGGGGGAGGACACAAAAAATCCCCCGGTTTGTTAGCAGTCATCTCACCTACATACCAACAAATGCACGATTACTCGCAGCGACCGGGGGATAAAACCTCCTGCTGCGAGTAATTTTTTGTGTCGTTTCCTGTACAGGGGACGGCTGGTATGTAGATGAGATACGCAAAGATACTAATTTTAATAAAATAGCAAACTATGAGAACCCCTATTTCCTACTATGGCGGCAAACAGACAATGCTCAAGCACATTTTGCCTTTGATCCCGTCGCATAAGATCTATACAGAGGCATTTTGCGGCGGTGCGGCCGTCTTGTTCGCCAAACGGCCCTCCGAAGCTGAAATCATCAATGACATCAACATGGAGTTGACAAACTTCTACTGGTGTATGCAAGTTTACTATTCAGACCTCAAACACGAGATTAACAAAACACTACACAGCCGGGACCTGCACGCCCATGCCGGACATATCAACTCTTATCCGCAGTTCTTTACTCCCGTCGAACGGGCATGGGCCGTATGGGTGCTCTGTAAAATGTCGTTTGCGTCAATGATGGACGGGACATTTGGATATGACTTCAGCGGCACAATGACCAAGAAACTGCGTAACGCGAAGGATGAGTTCACAGAGCGGCTTTGTCAGCGGCTCGAACGAGTGACTATTGAGAACCGAAACGCTCTCGACGTGATCGACTGCTACGATGCTCCCGATACCTTTCATTTCGTCGATCCGCCTTATGTGAACTCCGATTGCGGACACTATGAGGATACATTCAACGAACAGAATATGGAGCAACTCTTGCAATTGCTTGAAACCGTCAAGGGAAAGTTTATGCTCACGATGTTCCCGTTCGATATGATCGACCGGTATGCCCGGAAGAACGGATGGATTATCCATCGTATCGAGCGGACGATCAGTGCCTCGAAATCAAATCGCCGCAGACAAGAGGAGTGGATGGTCTGCAACTACGAGGAACGGGCACAGGCATCTCTGTTCCAGGGTGAGTATTTAGGCGAATAGATGGAGCTGGTATTGATTCATCTTGAAATAAAAAACCGTTCGAGCGGCAGTTAAACGCCATTCGAACGGTATGTTTTCTTGATTCGCTTTACATATTTCCCGCGATATGTAAACGGATCGTGCATTTGCTTTACATATATTCTGCGCGTGTGCGAAATTTCAGTCGCTTTTCGTTTTGGATTACTTCAACCCTCTAAAAGTCGCATCTGGTTCTGAACTTCGTCGCATCTCGTTTTGCCGATTATATAACGAACACAGGGAGAGGGGCACGGAGTATCCGGAGCCTCTCCCCGTTTTTGAGATTTCCATGAGAAAGGTACTGATATGGATTTTACCGCTGTTCGCACTGGCGTGGAGCTGTGCCAAAGACGATGCGGGGACGGCCGAAAGGGCGAAGGCCCGGCTCACGCTGAACATCCTCGAGGAGGGGCCGCGTCTGGCGGCGCGGGCCGCGGACGAAAAGGCCGTGCAGGACGTCAACGTCTTCCTGTACGACGTCAGGGGGATAGCGCGGCCGCAGCATTTCTACGTGCAGGGCGGTGTGCTGGCGTGTTCCGTCCCCGTCGGGGAATACGAGGTGTATGCCGTGGCCAACCTGCACGAAGATATGGGCGCGATGGACCGCGGGGCGCTGCTGGCCTATGAGTTCCGCATGCCCCGGAACTACGCTTCGCTGCCCATGTCCGGCCGGGCGGCCTGTACGGTCGGGCCGAAAACGCAAAGCATTACGGTCTCCGTTCGGCGCAATGTGGCCAAAATCGTCTGTAACATCTCCTTCTACGGGACCAATTACAACCTGAAGCTGCAATCCGTGCAGATGATGGATATGGCAGGCGTCACCACGCTGTTTGCGGAGGATCAGCAGGCCCGGGAGCTGTGCTCCTCCGAACTGTCGGCGATGGCACCGTACGAGAACCGCAAGGCGTCGCGCACGTTCTTCTTGGCGGAAAACTGCCGGGGCGAAGTGCTGGGAATCGCCTCCCAGCAGCAGAAGTGCGCCGACAACGCACCCGCAGGGGCTACCTTCCTGCGGATCAAGGCACAGCGCGAAGGCAAACTGCTGACCTACGACGTATATCTGGGAGAGAACAACACGACCAACTTCGACGTGCGCCGCAATACGGTATATACGCTCAATATCGTCATCAAGGGCGAAAACGTGGTCGATACCCGTGTAGATGCGTTCGAGGTCGGGATTTCGGACAACTTCCCTTTCGAGGGCTACCAGTTCGAGGGGTACTGCCTGTACGATCCCGGCCGGCAGCTTACGATCACCGTAGACGACCCGCAAAAGGCCGGCGACCTCTCGGCGACGGTTCGCCTTCTACAAGGCCAGCACGGAGCCTTCCTCTTCAACGGGCAGCCGCTCACCTCGTCCGTCACCCTCCCGCTGAACGACCCTTCGGGCGTGTACAGTTTCTCGGTGGACTACATCCCCGGAGAGGTGTTTACCGCCGACAATTACCGGCTCGTCTACGAAGTGGAGGTAAGCAATACAAGCGGGTACCGTTACACGAAAACGTTTACGCATGACTTTTACAACCTCCTGACGATATATACCTACTGGAAACGCGGCACGACCCACCGAGGACGGGGAGGCGTCGATTCAGAGAACATGACGGTCGTGAAGTGGAGCTCCTCCTATACGGCCCAAGACAGCCGCGTGATGATATTGTCGCTGGACGACGGGCCGCTCGTGCCCCTCAGACCGGTGGACGGATCGAGAGTCGGAGGATGGTATGCGGACCGCGGCCTCACGCAGTTCGTTTCAGCGGAAAACCCGTACCGCCATCCCATGAAAAGTTTCCGGGATACGCTCTACGTGGACTTCGTGCAGGAAGCCGTCTACATCTATACCCATGTCGATCTCGTCGAGATGAGTTGCAACGGCGATTACCGGACGGACTACGAAAAGCAGGCGTTCGTGGTTCCGATAGGAAGCCGATGCACGTTCAAGGGCGCCGAAGGAAAGACGGTCGCCGTCTGGTGGAGCAACTTCGTCGGGCATTATCCTCGCAAAGAACTGTCGCGGGAGCCGGAGTATTCCTTTACCGCATGGGAAAACTGCAATGTCGTACCCGAATATCCGGCCGATTGACCGGTCCGCACGCTCCGGCAGGACCGCTTGCCGGCTGCGGCGATTACTGAACGATTAAACGCAACGACGATGAAAAGAATATTCGCACTGCTGCTGTTCGTTCTCGCGGCGAACGCGGCCCCGGCGCAAGATGCGGCCGTGAGGGTCAATGCACTGGCTCTGGCTACGGGAACCCTCAATGCGGGCGTCGATGTGACCGTTTCCCGGAAGTGGTCGATAACCGCATCCGGCTACTGGAATCCCATCGCCACGGACAACCTGCGGATGCAGGTGCTCGCGGGAACCGTCGGCGTGCGCCGCTGGCGCTGCGAGCCGCACGCGGGCCTCTTCTGGGGCCTCCACACCGGCATGGCCCGCTACCGCGTGGGCAACGGCTGCAACCGCTACAACGGCTGGACGGCGGGCGCGGGCTCGTCCGTCGGCTATGCGTGGAGAGTGGCCCGACGATGGAGCTTCGCGCTCGAAGGCGGACTGGGCCTCTACTACATGGACGACACGCGCTGGAAACCCCGCCCTTCGCCCGTCGAAGGCGTGCTCCTGCGGCATTACCACCGCGTCGTGCTGGCCCCGGCCAAGCTGGAAGTGTCGTTCTCCTATCTATTCTGAATGCAGACGCACCGTGCGGAGCGGGGAAACGGCCCTTCTTACGGCAATGATCCGGACACCTCCCGGGCGGAAGGATGCCCGATGCGCCGTGACCGGAAAGGGAAGCGCACTTAAAAATCAGACAATTATGAAAAAAGCGAAACGAACGATCCTTTATACGCTGTGCCTCTGCACGGCCCTGCTGGGCTTCTCCTGCACCAAAGAGATGGAAACGGAGGAGCATCCGGCCATGCCGGATGTCCCCTGCCGGGTGGAGTTCCGTATCGAGACGGAAGCCGCCACGCGCGCCACGGACCATGCGGTGAGGAACCTGAACTTCTACGTTTATGGCAACAGCGGGCTGGTCCGCTCGGGCTACACGATATCGGCCTTCGTGCCGACCATGACGCTGGTACCCGGCACCTACCGCGTCTACGTCGTCGCCAACGCGGGTAGCTCGCTCGGGCAGATGGACGAATCGGAGCTGCTCGTCCTCTCCACGCCCGTCACGGAACAGGACGGCTTCCTGCAAAACGGGGCGATGTACCTCTCCGGCATGCAGACGATGACCGTGGCCGGCTCCACGACCTGTCGCATCGTCCTGCGGCGTGCGGCGGCGAAGATCAGCTTAAACGTACGCTTCGGGCCGGAGATGGAGGGCGCCCGCATCGTCCACGTCGTACCGGGGAACGCCCCGGCCACCGGCTCGGTGTTCGGGGAGAACCGCCTCACGGCGGCGGACCCGCAGATCGAGTTCCCCTACCCCGACCTGTCGTCCGGAAACCTGTCCACGCTCTCCATGTCGTACTACCAGTACGAGAACCTGGCCGGGAGCGTCGGCTCCATCACCGACCCGGCCGACCGTATCGACGGCAAGGCCCCTGCGACGGCCAGCTACGTGTCGATCCGAGTGCTGTGGGACGGAGCCTACTTCGATTACAAGGTCTACCTGGGAAGCAATACGACGAGCGATTTCAACGTACGGCGCAACACCCTCTACGACTACGACGTGACCATCGAGGGGGTCAATGCCGACGACCTGCGTATCGCCATGACCGAAATCATCTTCTGGGTAGGCCGGAAGCTCTCGATCGGCGGGCGGTACTACCGGGACGGGTTCTACTGGAACACGCGCGTAGCATACTCCCAGCTGGAAATAGTCACCGACAACTGCGACCCCGGGGAGGAGTATGCCGTGTCGTTCCGGTCCCTCTCCGGCACGTTCCACTCCGACTGGAAGATGGAGTACATGATCTTTTCCCTGCCGGCAGAGCAGCGGGAGTACAAGCCCATCGCTCCCGGGGAGCGGATCACGGTACACAAGGGCAACGGGACCTCCGTGGTCATCTTCGCCTTCTCGAACTACGAAGGCACGAAAAACTACAACACCACGGACAACTACTTCGAGTTCACGGTATGCGACAGCCGCGGCCGGGGCCGCACGGCGGTGCTGAGCACGAACAGGGACGAGTGGTTCAAATAAAGGATTTGCGATGAGAACTTACCGAAAATCGAATATCTTTCTGTTTCTGGTTTTCCTGCTGCCGGGACTCGTCTCGTGCTGCAAGATACAGGATGAATCGCCGGCCATGCCTATTTCCGGTAGCGGCGGATGTACCGTTACGGTCACCTGTGTTCCCGAAGCGCAGACCGCCGTCCTCACGCGCGGCCTTACTCCGGAGGAGGAGTCCCGCATCGCCGATGTGAACCTGTGGGCCGTACATACCCTCACGGGTATTGTCGAACACCGCTACCTGCACGGGGCGGAAACCGTACCGCTTACCCTTACACAGGGCCGGTGGCGCCTCTACGCCGTCGCCAACCACGGTTCCGACCTCGGAACGCTCGATGCCGAAGCCGTAGAGGCTCTCCGCGCGGATATTCCTCCCCATGCCCCCGACGATACGGACTTTCTGCTACCGATGGCAGGCCGCACGGAGACGGACGTGTCCGGTCCCGCTTCCGTTACGCTGACCCTCGAACGTCTCGCAGCCCGCGTACGGCTCGACATAGAGACTGCGCCAGAAATAGCCGGCCGGTTGAATATTTTGGAGGTACAACCGTTAAGCGTCCCTTCGGGCGTCGTCTGCTTTTCCGGGGATGCCGTCGGCGAGTTCGGCGACTGGCCACCGCAGGAGTGCGGCACGTCCGCCTTCAGCGCGGTTTACTACCTGCCTGAGAACCTGGCGGGCGAAATTCCCCATATCGCCTCGCCGGAAGAGCGGACACACCTGAATGCCCCGGAGGATGCGACGGGATTCCGGATATCGACGCTCTATGAAGGGAAGCCGGTCTACTACCATGTCTATCCGGGCGATAACGGCACCTCGGACTTCAATCTGAGGCGCAACAGGACCTACGTGCTGAACGTCACCCTCTGCGGGGCGAATCCGGAGGATGCACGGGTAGCCGCCTGTGACATGACCCTCACGCCCTCCGCAGGCGAGGTACAGGCCGGGCAGACCTTCTCCACCCGGTTGTGCTTCACAGCCCGCAACAATGCAGACAACACCTTCGACCTGGCCTGGCGCTTCATATCCGGGGAGGCCGAGGTCTCCGTCAGCGGCGGACTGCCCGATCCCCCCGGCGTATTCTACTACGGACTGGCGGGGAACGAGATCGACGAGTATTTCGACATCGCCGTCACTTCGGACAGGGAAGGGCCCGTGGAACTGGAGTTCTACTCCACGGACCGCTACGGGCAGGTTTTCGCACGCCGGGTCACGGTGAACTTTCTGGCCGCCGACCGGATCGACTTCACGGTCATGTACGATTACGGCGTGGAACGCACGAACCTCAGCGATTCCGAGCAGATGCTGCGGGGCATCGTCAAGGTTACCGTGGTCGCCTCGGAGCCGCTGCCCGCACCCTTGGAGCTCTCGTTCAACTACTACTGGACCAGCGTCTATACGGACGATCCGTACAGTCCTGAGCGTCATTCCGACACCTACACCCTCTCCCTGAAAGCCGGAGCGCGGGGTACGAGCCAATATCTGTTCGACGCCGGCCGGGAGATGCTGCGCCAGCCGATCTACCACATCGACGGTTACTACACCCGCGACGGGTTCATGGTCGTCGAGGGAGGGGGCATGACCGTCACCTCCGTCTCCGAACCCCCGTCCGGATACACGTACAACGTTCTGGCGCCGGAGGTCAGGTACCGGGGACCCGGATTTTAACCGAAAGTACATACAATCTCTTTTCAGTATATAATGTACAGCATGAAACGGAAACCCATAAATAAAACATCGTTTTCGGTCTCGCAGACCAATGAAAACCCAGACTTATTCCATACTGTTCGTCTTAACTCAAATTTACAATGATTAAAATGAAAAAAAGAGTGATAACAGCCCTCATGGTGCTCGCAGCAGCGGGGCTGGCCTCCTGTGCCAAGCTGTACGAGGAGGCGGAGACGGAAACCCTGAAACGCCAGCAAACGGAGATCGAGATTCCGCAGGACACCCCGTGGGACAACGTGCCGCAGCCGGAGACTGAAGCGGGACATTAGCGACAAGGCGATGCAAACGGACGTAATATTCAACACGGATGCGTTGTCCGCTCTGCGAGGGTTGGACGACGACTGCGTGGACTGTATCGTGACCTCGCCGCCCTACTGGCAGCTCCGCGATTACGGCCTCGCACCGATACTATTCGGCGGGAACGGAACATGCCGCCATGAGTTCGACGGATTCGGAGTGTGTCGTCTGTGCGGCGGGTGGCTGGGACAGTTGGGGCAGGAACCCTCCCGCGAGCTGTTCATAGAACACCTCGTGAGTATCTTCGACGAGTGTCGCCGCGTGCTGAAGAAATCGGGGACACTATGGGTCAATCTCGGCGATTCGTACAGCAAGCTCAACAAGTACAACCGACCGAACGACTATCCAGGCCGAAAGAACGCCTACTGCCTCAAAGAACTGCGCGTAGACCTGTCGGCGCACCGTGTCCCCCACAAGTCGCTGTGTAATATTCCGGGGCTGTTCGCCGAAACGATGATCCTGCGGGGCTGGATACTGCGCAACGAAATCATCTGGTACAAGCCCTCTGTCGTTCCTACCCCCGTGAAAGACCGCTTCACGGTGGATTTCGAGAAGGTGTTCTTCTTCACGAAAGCCCCGAAATACGACTTCCGACAGCAGTTCGAGCCTTATGCCGAATCCACCTGTGGGCGTTACGAAAGAGGCTTCGATGTCGAAAGAGCCAAGGGCAAAGGGTACAGGGAATACGGTTGTCCGGCAGGAGTGAAAGAGATCAATCCTAAGGGTCGGAACAAGAGGACGGTATGGCGGATCACAAGCGAGAATAACCACGAGATGCACTACGCCACCTATCCGACGAAACTCGTGGAAACGCCCGTCGAGGCGGGGTGTCCGCCCGGAGGCGTGGTACTCGACCCGTTTCTGGGCAGCGGTACGACCGCCGTGGTCGCCCGAAGGCTCGGGAGGCATTACATCGGTATCGAGCCGAATCCCGAATATGCAGCCATAGCCCGTGTGCGGCTGGAACGGGAATCCGGCTCCATAAAACGGTAAGCCATGCGGATCGGACTGGTGGATGTGGACGGGCGGGGTTTCCCGAACCTCGTGCTGATGAAACTCGCGGCCTGGCATAAAGCCCGGGGCGATACGGTAGAATTCGCCGATCCCGAGGCGGGGCGATACGACAAAGTGTATATGTCGAAGGTCTTTACCCATTCGCCCGACTGCCGGGACGAGTACCCCTGCGAGGTCGTCCGCGGCGGAACGGGATACCGGGACTATGCGACGGTGCTGCCGGAGGAGGTCGAGCATACGTGTCCCGATTACTCGCTATACGGCGTGGGTGAAGCCTACGGCTTTCTCACGCGCGGATGCCCCAACCGCTGCCCGTGGTGCGTGGTGCCGCGCAAGGAGGGCGGCATCCGGCCCCATGCCGACATCGAAGAGTTCCTCGCCGGGCGCAGGCGGGCCGTGCTGCTCGACAACAACGTGCTGGCCTCGGATTGGGGTCTCGTGCAGATCGGGAAGATCGTCCGGCTGGGCATCCGAGTGGACTTCAACCAAGGGCTCGACGCGCGGCGCATAGCCCGCGACCCGGAAGTGGCGGAACTGCTCGCACGGGTCCGGTGGCTGCGCTTCCTGCGGATGGCCTACGACACCAACGCCCTGCGGGACGACGTATACCGGGCCGTGGAGCTGCTCGGCAGGTGCGGCATACCGCCCCGCAAGCTCTTCTTCTACGTACTGGTGCGCGACGACATCGACGAGGCGCTGCGGCGCATCCGGGAGCTGAAAGCATTGGGCTGCGTGCCCTTCGCACAGCCGTACCGCGATTTTACGGGCGGTACGAAGCCTTCGCGGGAGGCGTGGCGGCTGGCTTACTGGTGCAACAACAAGCGATTGTTCAATGCGATGGATTTCGCGGATTACACATGCAAATAAACGTTATGCGCTATGAAAAAAGCGATTTTCGCGGCTCAGGCCGCACCCAGCGGCAGGAAGTCCGACGCACAGGCGACGACCCTCGTACGGACAGCCTGCAGGAGGATACGCGCTCCCGACCGGGGGCACGGTTCAACGGTTCAACATCAATACGACACACGGTTATCCGGGAAGTAGCAGGTGTATCACTAAAAGACGAAAAGACCATGATTAAATGCAATGTTACGGTGTGCGGCACGATCGGCCGGGAGGCGGCCTCGCGCACTGGAAAGGAAGGGAAGACGTTCCTGTCCTTCCCGCTCCGCGTCGCCATCCAGGGTAAGGACGGGCAGAGCGAAACGGTAGAGATCGGCGTAAGCCGGGACGGCGGACAGGACGAGGCCGCGGGATACCGCAAAGGCTCGCGCATAGAGGCCACGGGTACGATGTACCTGAAACGGAGGGGCGAAAGACTCTATTTCAACCTCTTCGCAGACCGGATCGTCCCGGCGGCGGCAGACGCCGCGGACGCCATCGAAGGCGAGATGTCCTTCCGCGGGAAGGCGGGCAAAAACATCGAAGAGCGAAAAGACAAGAACGGCAAGCCCTACACGGTGTTCTCGGCGTTCAGCGCGGAGAAGACGGAAGACGGGTTCGAGTACCAGTGGGTGCGGTTCCTGTGCTTCGACCGCGGGCGCGAAGAGTGGTTGCAGCCCGGAGCGCGGGTAGAGGTCAAGGGTGCGATGAGCGTGGCGGTACACAACGGAAAACCCGACCTGTCGTGCCGGGCGGAAGAGCTCGCGCCGTATGTCGCGGAACCGGATAACGCCAACAGGTAACGGACATGGCAGCTTACAGGAAAAGAAATGCCGACGGCCCGAACAGCGAGGACAAGGCGCTGGACCTCTTCGCGGAGATGATGATCGAAAAGATCGAGAGCATCCGCAAGGACTGGCGCAAGCCCTGGTTTACCGAAGGGGCGTTGCCGTGGCCGCGCAACCTGCACGGCCGCGAATACAACGGCATGAACGCGCTGATGTTGCTGTTGCACTGCGAGAAACAGGGGTACACGATACCCCGTTTCTGCACGTTCGACTGCGTGCGGCGGCTCAATACCCCCGGCAAGGACGGGCAGGAGCTGCCCCGCGTGTCGATACTGCGCGGAGAGAAGTCGTTCCCCGTGATGCTGACCACGTTTACCTGCATACACAAGGAGACGAAGGAAAAGATCAGATACGAGGACTACAAAAAGCTCTCCGAAAAGGAGCAGGAACTGTACAACGTCTTTCCGAAGATGCAGGTGTTCCGCGTGTTCAACGTGGCGCAGACCAACCTGCGGGAGGCGCGGCCGGAGCTGTGGGAAAAGCTGGAGCAGGAGGTCACACGGCCGCAAATCGAGGACGGGGAACATCTGAGTTTCGCGCCGGTCGATACGATGATCCGGGACGACCTCTGGATCTGCCCCATCCGGCCGAAGCATCAGGACCAGGCGTATTACTCCATCACGAAGAACGAAATCGTCGTACCCGAAAAGGAGCAGTTCAAGTCCGGGGAGGCGTTCTACGGAACGCTGTTCCACGAGATGACGCACTCGACCGGTGCAAAGGACGTGCTCGACCGGTTCAAACCGGCAGCTTTCGGCGTACCTGAATATGCCCGAGAAGAGCTGGTAGCCGAACTCGGCAGCGCACTGGTAGCCCAGCGTTACGGCATGGCCAAGCACATCAAGGAGGACAGTTGCGCCTACCTGAAAGGATGGCTCGACGAGCTGAAGGAATCGCCGCAATTTATCAAGACGACGCTGCTGGACGTGAAGCGGGCTGCGTCCCTGATTACCCAAAAGGTGGACAAGATAGCGCGGGAGCTGGAACAGGACCTCGGCAAGCAGGAACGGCAGGACAACGGGGTCGCCGCTCCGGAGAGGACCTTCTACGCCTCGGCGGCCTATCTCCAGTTCGACGACGACACGAGGCAGTTCGACGAACTGAGAGACAAGGGCGACTACGAAGGCATACTGACGCTTGCCAAAGAGTATTGCGACGGCAGCGGCATGGACGAGGAACATACCTATGCTACGCTCCTGCGGAACGGGGGCGACGAGCTCGTGGCAGAGGACAAGGACTTCGCCGTGGTGTACAACGGCAGCGTCGGGGGAACCTACGACGTCATGCAGAAACACACGGAACAGGAGGTGCGCGACCACATCCGGCGTTACGGCATCGGCCGTGCCAGCGAAGACGTGAAGGAGGTGGCCAAGGATATGGCGGCGGAAGAGTTCGACGCCTTGTCGCGGCAGAAAGCGCCGGCATTCGAGATGCCCGGCGGCGAGGTACTCCGTGTCAGGTATAATAGGGAAACCGATTCGCTCGACACAGGACCGGCCGCCGATAGCGAATGGACCGTGCGGCACCGTTTTCCTTACGACCACAACGCCACGCCGGAAGCCAACCTGCAAAAGGCAGTCGAAAGGCTGAACGGGATGGAGGAATACCGGACTGAGACGGCGGAACGGAGCGCCATACACCGGTAAAAGAACAGCCCGGAATCTGAAAATTCCGGGCTGTTTGCGTCTTGCGACCATTGGGGGGGGGCAATGCAATTCGTGCTACCGGTTTACAACCCTGTCAGGTCTACCTTGTAAAAAGTCGGAGCCGTATCGTCCTTTTCGAGGAACATTGCCATATAGACGGGTGCATAGACGATTTTGCCGGCCACCCGCAGATTGGCGTTGTTGAATACGACAGCCTCGGACAAGTCGTACTGGCCGCAATCCATAATGTTGGACAGGGCGCGGTGCGTCTCGTAGTCCTTGCCCGACTTTACCTCGATGGGCAGAACCTTACCGCCCAGTTCGATGACGAAATCCAACTCGCCCCGTTTCTTGTTGTTGTAATAATAGGTGGCGATACCGTGCGCCGCCAGCTCCTGCGCGACGGCATTCTCATAGACGGAGCCGAAATTGATGTCCTTGTCTCCGTTGATAATGCGCAACTGGATACCTCCGGCATACTGGCTGGCCAACAGTCCCACGTCGCTCTGGAAGAGCTTGAACAGGTTGCGCGAACGGTTCAGCAAAAGCGGGACCTTCGGTTCCTCCACGTTATAGACCGGCAACGCCACACCAGCGTTGGTCAGCCACAGGAAACTGCTCTCGACCCGGTCGAATTTCGCGTGTTCGTTCAGCCTCTTCAGAATGAAGCGTTTGTTTTTGGCATTCAGCTCGGGCGGAATCAGGTTGAAAATCTCCTCGATATAGAGTTTGTTGTCCGGGTCGTACCGGGCGATGTCCCGTTTGTACAGGCGGATGATGTCCTGCTGTACGGTCATGACCTCCTGAAGATTATTGCTCTCGATGTATTTGCTCACGGCGGCCGGCATACCGCCCACGACGAGATAGAGCCGGAACAGCTCCATGATCTTGCCATGAACGAACTCATCGACGGCCTCGCGGCGCTTCCACGCTTCGCGCAACGCCCCAATCACGGCATCGCTGATGCCTACGCATGAAATGAACTCCTCGAAATCGAGCGGGTACATATCCTTAACCCCCATATATCCGACTGGTTCCGAACGCAGGTCCTTCAACTCCACCCCCAACAGCGAGCCGCTGAGGATATAACGGTACGACCCTTCGTCCACGAGGAACTTGATCGCCGTAACGATCTCGGGACACTCCTGCACCTCGTCGAAAAAGACGAGCGTTTCCCCCTTGATAAGCGGTACGGAGGTCAGGGCGGACAAGCGCAGCAGCATATCGCCGCTGCTTTTCGCCCCCTTGAACAGCTCCACCGCTTCGGGCATCTCGATGAAATTGATCTCGACGAAACTTTTGAACGATTTGCCGAACTGACGGATCGAATACGTCTTGCCTGTCTGCCGTGCGCCGGTAACGAGCAGTGCGTTACGGGTCGTTTCATAATAATTCCGGATGTAGTCGTCTATCTTCCTCTTGAGCATAACTGACTTATATTAAGGCTGTCGGCTGACCTACATGGCCCTGTTTGCCGTTTTTCCAATACGAATATAGGGTATTCATGCCGTTTTTCCAAGAATTATTCGCACACATTTGCCGCTTTTCCATAATTCGGGATTTTCAGCCGTACCAGCTCCATTTTGAGTTACTCTCAAAAGCCTTGCCCTGACAGAGAGCAATCGCCCCTCCGAAGTCGGACAATCAAGAAAATAATAGCAAAGACTCAACAAGCGGTGTAGATGAACTTTCTAAACGCATTGAAATGCAAGATACAGCTTACGTCCCCAAGCCCAAAACAGGATATTCCCCGAACGCCTGCCCTATCCCACTCCCGCAGTTCGGCTGCAATAGCTTTCACAGCCCGACCGCGGCGACGGCGCGAAGTCGATCTTCAGGTTCAGGGATACCCGTAGCTTCGAGATCGCTATTGCTTAACGAATTCCAAGACCTCCACCTTCTCCAGAAGCTGCGTCAGGCGCCCCGTACCGGCTCGCCGCCCCACGGGGAGCAGAAAGTCACCGTACCGGAAGCGCCTGGACACGGTCTTCGAACATGCGGTAGAAAACACCCCGTAGACGAAAGGTCTCCCGAGGTGAAGGCAGCGTCATATATTTTCCGTTCGAGAGCAAGTTGCATGCGTCGTTCGCATGCAGAGCAGATAGGAGTCTGCCTCCAAAGGTCTGACGGCCACCCGTCGAAGTTTATGAAATTTTTTTTGGGGGGGGAAATTTGGAACTTTCGGGGGATATATACTATTTTTGCGGCCGATTGGTTCCCAAGCGACTTTTTCCGAGTCGGGGGATTAAAAGGGAACCGGGTGAAATTCCCGGACAGACCCGCTGCTGTGAAGCTCCGCCAATCATCCGGGCAATCTGTACCACTGGCCGTTTCGTGCCGGGAAGGAGTTCGGATGAGGAGTCAGTCAGAAGACCTGCCAACGATTTATGGATTTAACCGCACCCGAGGACCGGTCGGTTGGATTGCTTTATAAATGCTTGTCGGATTTTATAAATATCTTTTGTTTCCCCTGGGACTGGCGGGAGGGTGCGTGCCGGAGGCATACGGACAGACGCCCCAGGATAGCCTCTACCATATCAGGGAGGTCGTCGTGACGGGCCGCGTCGTCCGGCGCGAGGTGATTCCCGTGCAGGAGCTCTCGGGCGAACGCCTCCAGCGGCTCAATTCGCACAACGTGGCCGACGCGCTGCGTTACTTCTCGGGCATCCAGATCAAGGACTACGGAGGCGTCGGCGGCTTGAAAACGGTGAACATCCGCAGCATGGGCACCAACCACGTCGGGGTCTTCTACGACGGTATCGAACTGGGCAACGCTCAAAACGGCACGGTCGATTTGGGGCGCTTCTCGCTCGACAACATGGAGTCGGTGACGCTCTACAACGGGCAGAAATGAGAAATGTGCGGTTGAATTTCCGCCAACAGGAACGTTCGCACCTGATGGAAAATATGATTTACAACGATTTGATCCGCAGGGGATATTCGGTAGACGTGGGAATAGTAGAACTGACGCGAATCATAGAGGGCCGACGCCGCTCGTCGCAATACAAGATCGACTTCGTGGTCAACGTGGGCAATGACAAACTGTATATCCAGTCGGCATTACACGTAGACACGCCGGAAAAGAAGGCACAGGAAACCTTCTCTTTGAGAAACACCGGCGACTTCTTCCGCAAGATCGTCGTGCTGGACGGCAACAGCAAGCCGTGGACGGATGAGGATGGCGTCATGTATGTGGGCGTGATCCCGTTCCTGCTGGAAGATATTGTGGCCGAGGCGATCGGATAAAACAGGGGACGGCGTTTCCTGTCCCGCAGGGAAAAACGGACGGTACGGACTATCGGTATCCACCACGGTACAAGAGGCTGTCGGCCGGCTTGCCGGCCCCTCCTGCCGCTTTTCCAATGCAAATACGGGTTGTTTTTGTCGTTTTTCTACGATTCGAGGTTTTTGGGCGGAATACAAAAGGATGGCGACCAGAGAAAAAAGGGACGGGGAGCGGCTGTCTGCCGTCACGGCCTGACGGGCCGGAACCGGAAGGAGCGTCAGGCCAGCAGTCGGTCGATCATGGACTGCAACCGCAACAGATCGCAATATTGATTGGTGCCGCCGGTATAGTCCTCGGCATGCCGGGCCGTGCGGATCAGGAACGAATCGAGTTCTATTCTGACCGAGCCAATCCTCCGGGACAATCCGGAGGAATGGTTTATGTAAACGAATTTGCCGTTGCGCTCGACAAAACAGCTCGTAAAGTAATGCCCCTTGGTCTTGGCTACGACCGCCGCATCCACGGCTTTGGCATATTTGGATATTTCACGGACGAGCGCCGTCTGGAAATTCCGGTATTCTCTCGAGACATAACACCCTGCGTCCGCAAGGAAGACATATTGCCATTTGGTATAAAAACTCTGTGCCATAATCCAATTTGTCCGTTATCGTGTGTTCTGTAAATAAATTCGCCACTCCTCGCCGTCGATGGTAAGGCTGTTCAGTTCCCAGTCGTACTCCACTTCCGGCATATCGGAATAAGGGAAATGAACGGCATAGCCTATCTGTCCGTAGGAACAGAGCAGCGGCGTGACGCAAACTTCACGACCGAAATAGGTCTGCGGAGTACAGTATTTGCGCCAGTCGAAACGGCCTGCGGTCACATTGCCGCAGAGCCGTGCGAGGATCGCCCCGTCCGTCATCGCTTTCATACGTCGGCACCTCCTTTCTGTACCAACGTCAGTTGGCCGGGGCGGTCGGGGAACCAATAGGCGTCGTTGTCTGAAAAGACGATGCCGCAATCCTCGTCCTCGGGGTAACGGTGCGGACAAAGGAAACTGTCCGGACGGCAAAACCCCAGCACTTCGTGGGGGCCGAACGTCACTCCATAATCGTTTGTAAAGAGAACCGTGTCGCCGACGGCCAGGTCGTCGTCCGTGTCGATGACCTCCGAAAGACGGTCGTAAATCATCTTGCCGTGTTTTTTCTCCACTTCTGCCTTCCAACGCAGAAATTCCGCTTTGTAACTTCGTTTCGTACTCATTTCAATGCTGTTTTCAGGGTTTCATAAAGCGTGTCGATCATTGCCTCGGCCGCTTCCATATCGCTCACGATGTCTTTGATGTGGTAAGGGGCGCCGTTCTTGCCGTGCCCGTCCGTGCCGATCCACAGATAGGCTTCATAGTCGGAGTCGTAAGCCTCGTAATACTTTTCCAGCTCTTGCAGGAGGCTGTCGGGATCGCCGTTCCGCATTTCGACGCTGAAGCCGAAGTCCTGTCCTGCGGGCGTGTACTGCCGGAACTCGAACTCCGTGAAGCCGGGACGACTGGCGTCCGTTTCCACACTCCAGCCCAAAGCAGTGGCCACATTGGTAATCTGTTCTGTTGTTGTCATCGTTTCCGTTTTTTCTTTCCCTCCGTTCGATGTCTTCCGACTTCGCCCGAAGGGGATGTTTTCACGTGCGGAGTCGGACGGGGGATGCGAGAACGACGGGCAAGGAAACGGAAGGAAATTTTATGAAAGGCCGGAATCCCGGATTCCGGAAAGTTTGCGTCAAATTTCATTACAGGTAACGGCAGCGGTCCTTGAACCGTGTTCGTCCACCGTACCTTTGCACACGAAAACGAACCCGGCGGCGAAAGTCGAGACAACGAGAGGGTTATACTCGGTATATCGGGCGTCGTCCGGCAGGTATATAAACGGAAGGGGCGGCGGTCCAAGCCGTCCACAGGGTGAGCTATAAAAGCAACCGGGGGCGCAAACAGCAGGAAAAGATACGAACGTGCATACCGTTTCCGGTACGGGATTCGTTATATAGGTATCAAGGGATACGCCGGCGATACGGACTTTTCGGTTATATCCCGGAATTTATTATCTTTGCCGAACAAGAGGATAGCCTTACGACGAATTAAATACCTGACCGCTATGACACATATAATGATCGAAGACAATACGCCCGAAGGAAAGTGGCTGCTGGAGCTGATCCGGGGACACAAGAGCGTGACTGTCATGGACGAGAAAAAAAAGAAGGGGTTCCGGGAAGCCGTGGCAGAATGCAATGGCCGTCCTGCCGCTGAATTTTTCGACGAAATGAGCCGACAGGCTAAAGAGCATTTCGACCATGCGTGA